GATGATCTTAACAAGATTAAAAAGATTCTCAGGCAAGAGTTAGGTTACAGCGATTTTAGTCTTGAGAAAACAGATTTTACGGAGGGTGAGTCATGAAGATACATGTAGTCAATACTAGTGGAGAATTTTATTGGTTTTACGCAACCAAGAAGGAGGCTATGAAAAAAATAAAACAGGAGCAAAAAGAATCAGATCAGGAGCGTACAGAGTATGAGGCATTGATGGAATCAAGAGATTCAGAGATTATTGCTACTGGTGGCACTACTATAAGTTGGGTAGGTAATTACGATCATATTGATTACAGCACTTATGAATTTGAACCAAACAAAAAAGGTTTGATAGATGCTATGCAAACTGGATTGGGCTTAGTAAGTGATATGTCGATAGGAGATACTGATGAGTGAATACTTTAGAACACTGGACTTATTGTTTAGGTCAAACTACCAAGTCATTAGTGCTGATGCACTCAAACGAATCATGCAATCTCGTATTAAACGATCTATGTTAGAACTTAATACTTACGATGGGCAGATGGACACAGTGGATCATGTCATAGAGATGTGGAGAAACAAGGCTTTGTTTCATACCACTGTCGATGAGGAAGAGAAAAAGATGTTGGTGTGTTTGTGAGTAAGCACCCAATCTTCATTGTGATCTCAACATTCATTGATGGACATAAAACCTTAGAGGGTTTGCACAACTTCTATCGGATCAATAAGAAAACAATAGAGTTATTGCGATCTAGTGATGAGAGTCAGTATCAGGAGTTGATAGATTTATTTGGTGAGCACAAACAAACGCTTACCTAAAATGAGGTCCTGTAAACCAAACAACTAACACATAGCGTTCGCCTTTAGTGATAGGGTTGACTTTGTGTGGCACAAAAGAACTGAAAGCAACTACCTCACCAGTATCAGGTTTGACTGTCTTAGTCTCTTCACCTGTCCTGAAAGATAACTCACCACCCTCGTAATCGTTGTTTAGAAGAATCGAAACACCTATCTTTCTATTAGCAGAGATACCTTCTGCTCCCATATCAATGTGCCAACCATAACCATTGGAAGGTGCTTGATACTTCATGACCTGAGCTTTCTCGATGCCATCAAGTTTATATTTGAAGTGTTCGTTTATCTTGAGTGCAACTGATTGTAAGATTTTATAGAGTTCTTCTTCTTCAGATTCAATGTAATAGACATCGACATCACGATAGTCTTTGTTAGAAACTTTCTTTTTGGTTTTAAAAACCTTACCTTTCTTGGGTTTGACCTTCTTGGTTATATCTAAAAATTTCTCGACATCAACTTGGGTAAGGGAAAAGCCACCATGTAACCCATGTTTGGGTGTCGACAGATCAGACATCTTTATTTTCTGCCAAACAACCCACTGTTTCCAAGATTACTTTTGCTAATTTTTCCACCACTAGATGCCATTTTGACTGATTTCTTAGTCACAGGCTTGGCAGTCTTAGCGGCTTGTACAAAAGCATCAGAGCTAGGTGCTCCTTTACTTCCTACACTTCGCATCCTTTCGCCTGAACCTTTTTTAATTCTTTCTTTTTTAGCATGTATGTTTGCATACAGACCGGGTTTCTTTGTTTGTTTTGCCATTTGTGACCTCGTTATTGCCATTAGTTATTCCAATAAGTTTTTGCTTTCTTCTTGGATGTATTTTTTAACTCACCATAATGAAACAGCTTTTGACTTGTTTTAGTATGTGACTTACCACTATGCAAAGAGCCATCGCCCATTTTATGCATACCACCCTTGTGTAGGGTACCATCTTTTTTGTAATGATTTACACCTTTCATAATATTACCATTTTACTTTGTTAGCCCAATAAGCCGCTGACATTACACCTCTTGCGATGTTCTTGCCATGCCTAGCTTTAAAACTTTTCCTTCTAGCTTTTTGTTTAGCTGACTCACCTGCTTTAGGCTTGCCTGCTGTTGTTACACCTTGTTGACCAAAACGAATGGTTTTAATTTTGTCACCTGACTTAGCTACCACCACATGTGATTTCGTTTTATGACTAGGAGTTCGTTTAGGTTTATTAAAACCACTAACGCCTGCTCTAGCTATTCTTGGGTCTTTATCTGCCATTCATGTCCTCATAAATATTCCAATTTAACTTTAACACATCTAACCATTCTGCCAATGGCAAGACTGCAATCTTTTGATTGTCCTTCTCCCAGTCAGGGTTAATTGCATACAGTGGAACGCACACACGAATAGGCACACGATTGAATTTGTAAATGAGCACAGGTATATCACCTTTGGCTGACTCGCATACTTGTCGCCACCAATCTGATTTTATCCAAGTGCCTTCTTTGTAAGACTTGCACTCGACAGCATGGAATGGGATAGGCACATCACACTGACCTGCCTCTTGGTATTGATCGAGGTTTCGTTTGCAAGAGTAGTCCAAACCATTGTCTTGAAAAAATTGATTCAGGATGTTGACTACCTCTCTTTCAAAAGAGGCACCTTTGTTTCTTGAATTGACCATGGTAAAAATTATATCACTGGATCAAAGTCATGTGTAATTTTTTGCACAAAGTCAAATTTACTAGATTAGGTCATGTGTACAAAGTTGCACAAATTTACACAATGTGTTATAATACATTTGGGTCAAGGTTTTATAAGAATATGGAATCGCCCAATTTTCATAAGGGAAAGCATATGAAAACATCAGAAGAAGCCCTAGCAAATTATTCCAAGGTGAATGATTTGTGGAGGAGTAATGATTGCTCAATTCGTTTTGAGCGAAGCAAGGAGTCAGCAGACTTCAATGTCGCAAAGAGTCTAATAAGAGCTTTGTGGAAAATGGAGGTAGGGAGAAAGTTTCCTTACAAAACAATAAACCAAGTTCATGGGAACCGATCTACTTGGGTGAAGCGAGGCGTGGTTTCAATCAACTGTGATAAGGGTTGGGGTGACATCGTTCACCTTTGGTCACACTGGATTGATATTAGAGTCAATCCAAACCTTAGACCTCACAGTGCTGAACATTCACTGATTGAGTTGAGATGCACAAAGCACTTCTTTCAAAAAGGATATTTGGAAAAGTCTAGGGTTGCGATTGAACAACCCAAGGTGAAGAAGCGAATCAACAAAGTGGCTCAAAGGTATGAGCGAATGTTGAAACGACAAAAGGCTTGGAGCAAGAAACTCAAACTTGCCAATACCAATGTTGCCAAGGTCGAGAAAGAGATTCGACAGTATGAGCGAGTTCACTCTGAGGAGAAACGAACGACCAAGTATCTTGATCCACTTCCAGTCAGGGAGCCAAAGGAAAAGATTAACTGGGAAGTCAAGGTGAGGGAATGGGCAAAAGCAAATGATGAGTTTGTCTATGATGAAAGATACTGGGATGGTTATTGCTCGACCTCAGATAGGTATGTTTGTATTGATGACAACCCACCTGATGATTATGACCAGTGTGCTAGGAACAAGACTTGGCAACAGTGGTGGTATTTAATTCAAGAAGGCTTGGAGTTAAAGAAGCAAGGCAAGTTGGATGACTGGTCGATGAACTACTGATCCTGAACCAAAGAAAAGACCCTCTGCAATGGAGGGTTTTTTTTGTGCAAAATTTTACACAAATTTTTTTGCAAAATTTTTTTTGATATTTTTTTTCGTTGAGTTTTTTTGGTGATTCAGTGTACCTAACTTAGCTATAACTATAAGCCCACGAGCCGATCTGCATTTGGGGGTGTAGGGGTCCATCGTTTTATTGATCCTAGGTAAACGCCCATTCCAATAGGGTTCCTTTGGATCGCTTGGCTCAGGCTGTGACACCTATGCACACAGATGTGCAAATCATTACACAAAGGAATACATAAGAATACAGGCGTAAGTCCTTGATCTGTGGTGCTTTTTTGGTCAGGTCGGATTTTTTCAGAGATTTAAAAAAGAAACCAAGAGGTCGCTAATACTTAGTTAGGATGCTATAAGTCCTTGGGCGAGTAAGTATCGCTGTCGCCACCTAAGAGCTTGGCTATGCGTTCCTTGATATCCTCCCTAGACATGGAGTCAAGGTTAGCATTAATGTTCAGGGATTGAGTCTTATGAACCGACAGACCTGCCAGTTGATTTAGCTCCTTGATAGCAGACACAGCGGCATTGAGTTGACCTGACTCAAACGCTTCTTCAGTGATCTTCCACAACATCGTGCCAGTCTTTTGTGGTGTGATCGCATACTTCTCAGCTAACTCATCTTGTTTGATCCTGATAGCTTTGGTGACATGAGGTTGGTCTTTACCATTGAGCATCTTGTTAGCGGCTACTGCAGGAAACTCATACCCTGCTCGTCTCGCGGCTTCTGTTTGTGAACAAGAACCTTCAGTGTAATGCCAAACAAATGCGTTCTGCATTTCAGTTAGGTTTAGCTCAGGGTCTTTCTCAAATTGCTTTGGAGCTTTGCTAATTGGCTTCTTGTCTTTGTTTGGCTTGCCCATTTAATATATCTTCTTCACCTCGTAGTTAAAGTCTACAACGCTACTGAACTCATAAGACTGACCATTGATGTCTGTGCCTGACA